TAGATTGATTACCGATGACGGTATAAGTGTTTGCTGCTGTTTTGATGATGTTGAAGGTGTAAATATCAACACCAGTGGATCCGCCATCCGATGGTGGAGTACCTCCAATCCAATTTACTGATTGAATAGTACCATCAATTTCAAGTCCACTTACATTGTTATCAGAATTACTTACAAGGTGAATAATCGTGACGGTAATAGCCTCACCAATACTCATAGTGTTATTCAAAGTTCTAGTAGAACTATATCTAATATTAGGTCTAATATCAGTACCTAAGTTAGCAGATCTATAATGAACCATACCCTCCGAAACATTAATTTCAGGTACAGAACCGAGGTCGTTACTGAGAATCTTAACTTGCTCAGAAAGCATACCATAAGCATTTAAACCCTCTGCAGCATATAACTGACCTCCAGCAACCTGCCAGTAATTTTGAACACCAGACGCATTCCAAGTAAATGCCTTATTACCATCACCAGATTCAACCGTAATACCACCACCAGATGCTGCGTTATCATCTGCAGCTCCTTTAGCAACAACAATGTTCTTATCTTCTACGTCCAAAGTGGTGGTGTTGATAGTTGTAGTAGTACCACTAACTGTTAGATTACCAGTAACTGTAAAGTCACCAGAAACAGAAGTTAAACCAGAAAGACTGGTATCTACATAAGACTTAACCGCTGCTTGAGTTGGAACTTTCTCGTCACTATTTTGAGATAAAGTTCCATCGGTAGAGAATTCATTGACTGATGCACCAATTAGACCGCCAAGAGAACCAAGTCTCAGAGATTGAAGACCAGTTAGGTTAAATGCTGATGCGTCAAGAGTAATTTGACCAGTTGCTTGATCAACCTTAAAATAATCACCAACGTAGAAATTACCAAGATCATCAGTTGCAACATAATAAACACGACCAGGGTCAGTTTGATTAGTAACAATCTGATCAGCTTGTGAAGCTGGTTGTGTTGGACTTCCTGGCCAATTTGTTGTGGTAGAATCTCCAGTACCAATTTGTAGGAAATCGTGACCTGTTAGTCTAACAAGACTAAATTCTTTTCTTACATTGACAGTTGTTCCACTGGGAACTGGTGTTGCTCTTGATGTTGAAAATACTAGAACGTGATACGCAACACTATTAGCAGTAACCGAACTTACTGTTTGAATCTGATATGCGTTACCATCAGTGCTAGCAAACTGTAGAGAGTCACCAGGATCAGCGGATGATGCAAATGTAGTGACGAGAATTCTTCCCGACTGATTAATTTCTACGCTTGATGCCTCTAGAGTTGCAGTAGCACCAGAAGTTGCACCTGTGACAACTTCATTTGCTTGGAATGTTCCAGTCTTGCCAACGATGTAAATAACTTTTGGTTCTGCTTGTACGTTAGCAACATACGCAGTTGCACCAGAAGTTCCGCCTGTAATTTGTTCTCCTAATTGGAAATCAGTAGTCAGTACATTAACATACTGAAGCATTGTTCCAGAAACTGTTCCTGAATTTGGAGTTTCTCCAGCATCAAATCCTTTAGAGAACACACCGTACTCACCATAAGAGTTGGATGAGTTCAGTGATCTAATCTTAGAACCACCAGTTGCGGCATATCCAATCTGACAATAATAAGTAAAACCAGAAATTACCTCGCAGTTTGAATTGGCATCTGCCCAAATACCCACTCCATCACTATGAATAGAAGTATATGTGTGGAACAGCATACTGCGGTTTCCACTTGCATGTAGACTACCATCAACATAAGCACCAGTAGCACCTTCACCAAAAGATGTTACATTATAAATGTATGGTGATTTGTCGGTAATTGGACTTGCAGCGTTTAATGCAAAATATACACCACCAAGAGTTGCTCCTTCTGGATCGTATGCTGGAGATCCTGGAGTGTATCCCTCCATACCGTTAAGAACAAGGTCTTGGATAATTGTTCCATTACTACATCTAAACAGAGTAGATCTATTGTTAAGAACAGATCCTGAGGAATCTAGACCAGTTGCTGGTTTAATGACAGTAGCACGAAGATTATCGCCAACAATTGTAGTAAAAGGAGGAACGACAATTGGAAGTTGTGCTTCTTCGTAAGTACCTGCTTTTACGAAGATAACAGCTGGAGAAGTAAGTGTTGGTGTACCGACATTGGCACAAGCATACTTCAATGATGCGAAAGCAGTATCAATAGATCCACCACGACCAGCAGCATCAGTACCATTAGTGGCAACATAAAAAACGTTAGTTGCACCACCAATCTGTCCCCAAGAAACATCAGTTCCGTCTGACTGGAGAACAGCACCAGCAGCACCAATGTTTAGTTTTGCAATCTGTCCATTTGCATCATAATAAAGAATGTCTCCTCTAACTCCAGAGTTAATATTTTCTCCTTGCAATGCTAAAGATGCACCAGCAGAAAATGATTGAGTTCCACTAACGTTCAGTGACCCAGTTACCTGCAAATTCTGAGAATCTGGAATTGTGACTGTCGTTCCAGTACGCGACTTAATATTGTCTACTCTTAATGTGGACATGCTGTTCTATTCCGTAAAGGCAATACTTGTTCCTGGGGTTATTTATACGATGAGGACTGCTTGGTCTCCGATAACAACCTCTACCCCATCTTCAATATCAATAGGTACATCTTCTTCATATTCTGCTGGAAGAATAATATATCCTACTTTTTTATCGCCAACCAAAGATACATTTGATGTAAAAGATGTCCTTACATTATCTGCAAAATCCACTAACTTTGGTAGGTTTGTTTGTTCTGTCTGATTAGTAAAGAATAGATATTGATTTGTATCTGTACATGCAAAAACACAACTATCATCTACAGTAATAGTTACGCCATCATCAATATCAACAGTTGCATCTGTATGAGTAAAAACTTCAGCAAATTTATTTGGTGAAGAAACAGTTCTATCAGATTCAAATGCACCGTAATAGAAGAAAATAATTTTATCTAACTGGTCGGCAATTGCACCAACGTCAGCACCACCAACCTGCAGACTCGTTACCTTAAGATCTGCAGTTCCCGTGTATACAGCATGGATATCTGTTGCAATATCATTAATTACTGTACGTTGAAATTCAATAGTATTAGACGGATCAACGTATTTTAAATCTACTGCTGCCATGTCTGCATTAAAAAACCCTCTCTACTATTTAGAGAGGGTTGATTCTTATTCATCTAGGGCAGGTGTCGTAGGCTCGGGTGGACCATCCTGCGTCTCGGACTTTGGGTTGAGAAGTTCTAAAGTTTCCAACCCTCCAATAAGTTTTGTTTTGTATTCTTTCAGCTTTTCTACTTGTTCTTCTGCCTTAGCAATTTTGACTTCGGCATCTTTGAGTTGCTTTTCAAATTCAACTCTAAGGGATGATGGATCCATAACTACAAATCATGATGACGTTATTATTTATCCTGATAATTTTGCTATGTCTACGAGCAATGTGACGCATGTTTCAAAGTCTGGATTTTCTGCATATATCTGAGATGCACGAAAACCATCAAGAAGTCCAGACTTATATCCGTGTTCTTCACATCTTCTATCTACTTCTACTAGAATATTTTCAGGAACTGGTTGAAGATATTTCATTTTTTATATTTTACTCACTTTATATATTGGAATGTTGGGATCTTGTTCCACAACTCCAGGATCACCATAATCTGTAGGTGCTGTAGCAGAAGGATAAGTTGCAGGATTACTTCCTGTAGGAGGATCTGTAGTAGTTAAAGATACATCAGTTGATGCAGAATACTCATAGTTTCCGTAGTCTCCTAGTGCAGTTCCATCTTCGGGTACACGGAAAGAGATCAATACATGTGCATCACCATAAAGTTCCGTTTTATTTGTTGAATTCAAATATACCAAATACCCATCTGCATCTTTTCTCAAATAACTCTCATTATAGGTGCTGGAAGCAATTTTATTATTGGTGTCTCCTTGCATTTTATTTTGCCAAATTATTGCTCCAGTAGTCATATTGAACTTGAAAAAATGCACCAATTCATCATTGGTTGTAACTGCCGCATAAATGAAATTTCCTTCATATACCCAGTTGTGATTGAGTCCCTGTACAACTCCAGCAGCAGAGTTATTGTATCTCCAACCATATAATTGATTTAGATCTGTATCAAAAATATGCCATTGTTTCGGTCCACCACCTGCTCCATCATTTAGTTGCGTTGTAGCTGCAACATTTGTTCCATTAGTTTCAAGACCTTCGTAAATGTATACATTAGAATTTGAACCAATATGTGTATTCTGAATTGCTTCTAATGTAGTACATGCCATATTGGTCTTGATAATTGCAGATTGACTACGACCACCAACATAGGGACTATGAGTATAATATCCATTCATACGGATATAAAAATAGTCTCCAATTCTATCCGCATCATAAAAATAACATGATCCTAATCCACCAGAACTACCGATAAAAATTCTATCTGTTAAACGTGTACCGCTAACTTTATCAAAAGCATAACAAATACCATGTTGCAAATGACCACCAATTTCATATGGTCTAGTGTAATTATAAGTTCCAAAAACTACTGGATCGTTATTGTCATTGAATCTTACTTTATATCCAACATTTGTATATGAGACATCTGGATATGCCCAATGCTGTTGCCATTGTACAAGTCCCGTATCGGATAACTTCATCAAGAATCCATTTTGAGCACCAGTGGTAACAATACTGCCAGTAACATAGATTGCGTTTTCGTCATCTACAACAATATCTTCCATGTATGTTCTGCAATCATAGAGAGGACCTGTCCCATATTGTTCAGTTAACTCAAGCTCCCATAATAAAATTCCTTGGTTTGAAATTTTTGAAAGATATAATAAAGCATTAACAGAACTGGACTGATATCTAGTTGATCCCACCAGATAATTTCCTTGGTTGTCTACTTCCAACGCCATGTAACTAGCGCCACCATAAAATCGTCCAGGATTTGTTGGACTAGCATCTGTATTGATATCATCGCCAATAAAAAGAACCCACGAATTAGGATCTTCACTTTTACCGTATCCTAGAAAAATTGACTGCATGATTTTATAGATTACCTGTATTGTAGTTAGGGAATGCTCTTCCAGGACCCCAGATGATTCTTACGGCACCTCCACCGCCAATTCCACCAGGACCGAGGATTCCTGAACCTCCACATCCTCCACCGCCTCCATAACTACCACCATTGCCTCTGGTATTGCCAGAACCGCCAGATCCTGCAGTGCCACTAGTTCCACCAGAACCACCGCCACCACCTTGAGTTGTTCCCGCACCAATACCATTGGCACCCTGACCATAAATTCCTACACCGCCGCCGCCTCCAGCAGGGAATGATGTGGCACCACCACCTCCGCCGCCGCCTCCAGCTCCATCGCCAGCGGCATTAGTACCATATCCACCTTTACCACCATCACCAGTATAACCACCAGCACCGCAACCGCCCCAGAATGCTCCAGACACAACATTTGTGCCGCCACCTTCACCACCGCCATCTCCTACATAACCACCACCAATATAATTCAGCACGCCTCCACCGCCACCATAGACAGTTGTGTCATCAATAAAATACGAAGTTCCGCCACCAGCCCCAGGTGTAGCTGATCCAGGAATTCCTAAGTTATCATAACTTTCGCCACCTACTTTTACTGTATAAGTTTGACCAGGAACTACTGGAATATTATTTTTCCATCCCAATCCTCCACCACCGCCAGGGACATTAGATCCTCCAGATCCCCCTTCATTCTGATCATATCCATGTCCTCCACCACCAACACAAACAACTGAGACATACTCAACTCCTTCAGGAGCAGTCCAATTGTAAGTGCCAGCAGTTGTATATTCTACTTGACCTGTAGGTCCAGATGATACTGCAGTAGCTGATAATGGAACTCTTCTTATAGGTCTGATAGAAGAAATTTCATCTTTATAGTATCCATACACTAAACCATTGTTAGGAAACCATTTTCCAGCAGTAACTAAAACACCAGTATTACTGCAAGAATCTCCGCTACTTGTCCAAAGTTCCCCAATACCATTTGCAGTTCCTGCGCTAGTAGTATCAAATGCTTGAGAACTACTTTGCCAACCAAGAGAATCTTCTAATTTGCCATATACTACACCTGCTTCTTCATGAGCTGGAATATACCAATCATCAAAAACATTTCCATCTACTGTAATTGATAAATTCTGTACTGTATTAAATATCGGATGAGATACTCCCGAATTTGCTAGAACGCTCTGATAAGTATTGAAATATCCATCCCATTGCGAATTCGGAGCTGTTGTAGTTCCTGGGTACGTATGACTACCGTCGCATGATTGAGAAGTTTTATATTGTCCTTGAGATTGAGAAACAGATTTCTCTGCAATAAAAATTCTATATAAAGTTTCTGCAGGATCTAGATTCGTAAAAGACTCAGATCCTGTTCTAAGAATTCCAGCATAATAACCACCAAATGCAGGAACCCAATCTCCAACATTGTAATTCCAGTTGTATGCGTAATCGTCTTGTTTTGTGTGAGTTGATGGATATTCTCTCTCTGGTCCCCAGATAATTCTGACAGCACCGTCGCCACCAGCGCCAGTTCCCTCAGTGCCAAAATCGGTAGTTCCACCACCACCTCCACCAAACACTCTACTCTGAGTAGAAAGTGGTTCATATAATGTTGTTGGAGTTAATAATACTCCATTTGATCTTACACCTGCAATTTGAACATTAACCGCACTTGATGGAGATGTGACTCTAAAACTATTGACATCTCCACTAGAGATAGTAATCCAGGCACCACTATCTGCTGCTCCTGTTGTATTTGGAGTAACAATATTTCCGTTTACTGTGTACGTATAATTTACAACATCTGCATATGCTTGGTAAATTTCTACAGGACCTTTAATAGCAGGTAAATCTGTACCAGAATTATTCCATCCTAAGTAATCTGTATATACAGTTTCTGCTTTTGCAAACGTATTCAAACTACCATTAAACATGTAATCTGAAAGGTCACTCGCTGCCCATCCAGAAGCTTCTACTCCATCTGCCCATGGATGCGCTACGGGTCCTGGTGAACCTTGATAACCATGGTTATCAGTGGATGCTTGAGGACCGCCAATTCCATTATCACCTTCACCATAAATTCCTGTTCCACCACCAAAACCACCAAAAGTATATCCAGCAGCATTTATAGACTGGCATCCACCGCCGCCACCAGCACCACCAAGACCATTAGATCCAGCACCACCAGGAAAACTCGCTCCATTGCCACCATTTCCAGAATATCCTCCAGCGCCACCGCCACCAGCTCCATCACCACCACCAGATGCGGTGTAATCATATCTTACTACATCAAATCCGTTACACATATCTCCTGATGGAGAAGAACATGTTCCACAATCATCATTATTACACCAACCATATACACTGCCTCTATGCGTTCCCCAAATATAAGCATAACCTCCTGCAATATAATAACCATCTTCTAAATTTGCACCTGCTCCACTTCCATCATATATTGTAGTTCCATCCCAGAAAATTTGTAATGCTCGGACATCTTGATCACCTGTAGTTTCTTCATCGCCAGATCTTGTATACCAACCATTAGTAGCACCTGCACATGATGGTTTTTCGTAGTAATCGCCCGTTCCAGTTCTTGTTTGTGCATTGGTGTATGAAACATAAGTTCCACCTGTTCCTCCACCACCACCAGTGCCGCCACCATCTCCAACATAACTTCCACCAGAAGAGAATCCTCCTCCGTTACCTTGGCATACCGCAGAACTTACAAAATATGAATTACCTCCAGTGCTCCCTGCAGTTTGACCTCCAGATCCAACTACTACATCATATGATTGCCCTGGCGTAACTGCAATATATCTTTTCCAACCAAGACCACCACCAGCACCTGCTACACCTCTGGCGTTTGAAGTTCCTCCATGACCACCGCCACCTATACAGACTGAAGAAACCCAATATACGTTTTGTGGACACACCCAAGTATAACTGCCAGGAGTTGTCCACTCCTCAGATCCAGATTCTGTATCTGTAATGCTTGGACCAGCAAATGGAGATCCAGAACTAGAACCTCCATAACCCATGAAGATAGACTGCATATCAACTTAACCCAGATCCAGAAATATAAGCGACTGTAGAAGATACAAATAATATAGTGGTAGAACTTCTTTGATTTGCTTGTCTATTGCCCACAGCACCAGATGCAGTGAAATACATCGTTAGACCTGTTCCCTGAGAAATAGTTTGAGTTGTAGATGAATCGTTAATGATAGTCACCAAATTACCTGCGCTGAATACTGCACTAGGAACTTCAATTGTTCCAGAGTTAGCAGAGCAAACTACTGCTTTTCCAGCGTCGGATGCTACTAAAGTATACGATGCAGTTTGAGTATTAATTCCGATACTACCACTACCACCCTGATCAACCCATTCATAATCACCAGTTCCAAGTCCACCACCAGTTGCATTCCAACTTAGAACTTGTCCATCACTTGGTAAAGTGTTAGTTCCATCAGTTTGATTTAAATGGAGATCAACAGTTTCACGAATCTCGCCACTCAAACCACTGACACTTGCACCACTGAAACTAATAAGAGCACTTTGGAAATCAATTGAACATCCTGCAGCATTAATTTGTCCACCAGTACTAATATTAACTCCCTCACATGCAACTCTACCAGTAACATCAACACCTTGTGCAGAATCAACAATATTATTCAGTGTACCTCCTGAAGAACCTGCTTGTCCTGCATCAACTGGTTGGTCAGTAGTCAAAGTGGAAGGGAATGATCTTCCATCACCCCAAATAATTCTTACGGCACCATTACCACCATTACCTTGGTTAGATGTTTGACCAGAATCATAACTACTGTGACTGCCACCGCCACCTCCACCATAATTACCTCCAGGCGCACCTAGTATAGCGTCTTGATTATAATTGGTTGTGTATGTAGAGGCTAGACCATTACTTCCATTAGCACCACCAGAACCACCGCCACCACCATTAATTGTAGCTCCATAAGTAATTACATTTCCAGTACCACCATTATAATTTAAACCTGAGGTTCCTTCACCTAAGAGACCAACACCGCCTCCACCAGCTCCACCGCCAGTGTTTCCTGTTCCAGCGCCTGCACCACCTGCGCCACCAGTTTCACTGTTACCGTCTCCAGAATATCCGCCAGCGCCACCGCCGCCACCGTAACTTATGTGATTTCCTCCGTTACCGCCACCATCTCCCGAATAGGTTCCGCCACCACCATTATTTCCAGATCCACCGCCACCAGCGCAAGTTGTGGCATCCATAAAGTATGAAGTTCCACCATTAGTTCCGCCACTGGTATTACCAACACCACCAGCACCGACGCCAATATTGTATGTTTGACCAGGAACTACAGTGATGTTATTTTTCCAACCAAGACCACCGCCACCGCCACCTTGATATCCAGTGCCAGTACCGCCACCGCCACCTCCACCAACGCAAACTACACATACAGTATTTACGTTTGGTGGACATGTCCAAGTAGTAGTTCCTGGTGTAGTATATTCTACCTGTCCAACAGCATGTTGGAACGCAGTTCCACCGCCACCACCACTAGTGCTACCTTCATCTGTAGGAACCCATTTAGCACCATTCCATCTAAGGATTTGGTTTAGTGTAGGTGCAGTTGATGTAGTGTCTACATCAGAGAATGCATCAATAGAAGTGTTGCTGAGATCAGGAGCTGGAACAGATGTTAGATACCCTGCTTGAGCGTGATCGCCCCAACCATATGCCGTATCCCAGTTGCTTTGATTTGTAAGATCTGGCGGAGTGTAAGTGAAAATGCCAGTAATATTACTATATGATAATGCAGCAGTACCTACTGGATTTGTAGCAACAGAAAGATCTCCCAGAGAAATTCCCCCAGTTGCAGTTGGTACATAAGTAATTTCAGTTAATACATTATCAACTAATCTCTGAACTTTTAAGTAATAAATGTGGCATACTGAAGATGCTCCTTTAATAGCACCCGTAGGAGCAGTGCCATTAGGATCTGTATATTCTGTAAAACTTAAATATTGTAATTGACCAGAAGCTGCTGCTGTATTAGTACCAGTTTCATCATATAGGATAATTTCTGTAGCAGATCCTACAATTCCAGGTGTGCCATATGCTAGACCATCACTAACTTTTAACAGAGTAGAAGGATCCTGAACTGTTCCTTGTAGACCCAACCAACCGTCACCATCATATCCAACGGTAACTTTAACTACATCAGCTAGTGTTCCTTGAGTTAACCACAAGATGCTACGGTCACCATGACCAGAACCCATGCTTACATATGTTGTATCGCTACTGTCAGTAATCGCATCTAATGATACACCTCCAGGTCCAGTAGTAGCAGCAGATGCATAGCTTATGGTCTCAGTATATCCACTTGCTGCTGTTTGCTCAGACCATCTAGGTTCACCATTTAGGTAAGAACTGAAAGTATTTGCCGTAGCAGCAGCACTTCCTGCAGGTGCCCATTGAGATCCATCCCAAGTCAATACTTGACCAGTAGAAGCTGCAGCAGTGCTTACATTGTTTAGGTCTGAAATGTCAATATCTGTCGTTCCACTGACGGAAAGATCTCCAACAACAGATACACCAGTACTAGTAGTTCCTAATTTCTTTGCACCATCATAATAAAATTCAACGGCTCCACCCTCAAGACATGTAATGTAATCTTCATGAGGTGTAGTTTTTGTTCTAAAAATTAATGCATTAGATTCAAATGCTGTGACATTATTGGCACTATCATAATAAATTTGTGTTGGAGCAGTATCACCAAATTTTAATGAAGTATCATTACCAATAGTATCCCCTCTTGCAACTACGGTAGCAATCGTATCTGCTTCTGCTGTTAGATAACCTGCTTGAGCGTGATCACCCCAACCATATGCGGTAGTCCATTCATCCGAAGTGCCAAGTACACCACTTTGACCTTGATTGCTAGCCTGAATTACTTCGCTAGCGACGATATTTCCACAAGTTATATTTCCTCCACTAGTAGCACCAACACCAGCAGCAACAACTTGGATTCCAGCAGCATCTGTATATAATCTTTTATCACTGAGGTGATATAATTCAACTGAACCACCATCTAAAATTGCAACTCCACCTGTTGCATTAGATCTAATGTATACATTATTAGTTGCTTGCTGATTAGCATTTGGTTCCATGACCAAATCACCAGAAGTGCCATTACTAGTCCAACTAATAAAGTAGTCTCCACCAGTTGTGTTTGGATCACCTGTACCAAATGCTAATTTAGTACCATCTTTAATTACAAATTGATCAAGATTTGCATCATGTACTAAACCATGAGATGGAGTTGATCCAATTCCCGAGATATACCCATATGCACTAGAAGATGCCCATGTTATATTACCAGCACCATCACTAGTAAGAACTTCACCAGCACTACCATTGCTATTTGGATAAGAAAGACCACCAGCAGTTAGAACACCAGTAATAGTTACTCCAGTATTTGAAGTTTCTACTCTGATATCTCCACCGTCTTTCAGTTTTACTGTACCTGTTCCACGAGAATCAATAGTTACACCAGCAGAATCACTTTGTGCCCCTACAATTTCTAAATCTGTACTGGTTGTATTCTTTAGATGGATATAAGGTCTCGTTGTTTGAGATCCACCAGCAATAAGTTTAAAATCTGAATTTCCCCTATAAACTACAGAGGAAAGAGATCCATTTACAAGATAACCTTCTTGTGCGTGATCACCCCAACCATAAGCAGCATCCCACTGCCCTCTACTAGTTGCGTTATCTACCCAATAACCTGCCTGAGCGTGATCACCCCAACTATACGCTGTATCCCAATTAGTAGTGTTATAATTTGAGATCGTAGTATTAATAGCATCAAGATCTACTGCAATCTCATTAATTTCTTGTCTCTGCTCTTCAAGACTAAATGTCTTTTCTACTTTCCTGAGTGTCATTGGAATTAATTAACTGGTGTAATAGGGACTTGATCTCGCTGATTTCACTCTTTACATGGTCCAGTTCTTGTTCCATGTTTCGGAACTTACTTCTAGACCTCTTATGCCTTTCAAAGGATGATCTGTCAGTATTTATGATTGCACCTGTATCAACATCGCGATACAGGTGATCTTCGTTCTTTACTTTAATATGTCTCATATCAATAAGATGCAACTGCTCTCAAGTCTTGAACTTTAGGAACATATGCTGGATTACTAGACTTCATTACAATCTTAATTGCGAATGAAGAGAACTCAGGGAGATCTTCAACGCTGTATGATAACTCTTGATATGAAGATTGCTTTTCGGTGATACCACTAATTGCATTTTCTGAAGTTGCAATCACATCAACATCTGGAGCACCAGTTGTATTGAAGTATACCCATTCAATGTCTTCAAAGTTCTCTTGTGAAGAGGACTTCTTGATTCTATACAGAACGCGAATGTTCTCAATATCGGATGTATTTACTGTAGTTCTAACGTCAATAGAAGTTGCTGGACTCTCAATTGCAATCTCTTTAGTAACGTACTTGGCAATAGAAGAACTATTCTTAGATTGATTTTCTGAGATAAAATCAACACCATTGCTATAAGATACTTTAGAAACTTCAATGAAATTATATTCATCTCCAGGTTGATCCACGTATGATAGAATATCTCCTACTCTGAAGATATCCCCATCTTGAGAATCAACACTAGCATTTCTTGTAAAATCTGTGCTCTCAACAATTGCACTAGTATAATCATCATTGATTGGTTGTTTGTCATTAACAACAGTTAGTACACTTGTTTTTTGATTCCAAAGAACAATCTTACCATTAATCTTATTATCATAAGTTTCTGCAAGAATAGAAGGATTTCTTGCAGTCACATATGTTGGAGGAGATACAGTATTTGGAATTTGGAACGAAATCTTAGTTACTCCAATTGCCGTTGATACATTGACCGTTCCGTTAAATGTTTGACCAGAAAATACTAGTTCTTCACCAGCAGTAAATGTGTTTGCAGTTTTAACTTTTACAGATAACGTTGTTCCATCAACTTTAACAATTTCACCAGATGCATTTGTAGTAAGACCTCTAACAGTTTGACCAGAGTTAATTGTTTCTGTTTGTTCCACTCCTTCTGCCAAGAATGTGTATACTGGATAGAATTCTAAAATTTGATCTCTGCGACCAAATCTTTCTTCCTTACCCTTAGCATTTTCAACTTTATTTGAGATTGTTTTAATTGATGATCTAGAGAGATCAACTAGAGGTGAAAGATATGAAACTGTACTGGAAAGGTCTAGTTTATATGTCAAAGATCTGTCAATATTATTAATAATTTGATTGATTCTAGATCCAATAACTTTTTGATTAATAAAGAACACATCTTCATTCAGGAAGGTTCTTTCATAATCCGATTGACTATATGATGTAAAAGTATTGACATCATCATCAATTGGAGAAATATTAGTTGTCTTAATATAGCTCTCAATTTTAGTTCCGCCAAATACAAGGTTTGGAACTACGGCATGAATCTTTTCAAACTTTCTATTGAAAGATGCCATTAAACTTGATCCACCACCAAATGAATTTGCAGATGCTCTACTAGAAGAAGTAATGCTATAATAATCAACACCGACATTGGTTACTTGGAATAACTCCGAGTTTAATTGAGTTGCACTTAGACCACCAACATCTTCAGATCCTTTAAAGAATACATAAGACTTCTTATCTGCAGAGAATCCATTATCTGAATGATTAATCTTTACAACGAAGTTATTATTCTTGAATAGAGTAGACGTTGCTGTGGTATTTGAACCCGCATTAGTCTCAACTGGATTTACACCTAGTTTTTCATATCCAAGATTTTCGTTTGTTAGCAATAGAGAAGCAGTTCTTGATGTATCAAATTCTGCTCGGTATAGTTTGAATTTAACATCTTCAAACAGGTCTTCAGTCCAAGCATTGGTATTTTGAGACTTAAAGAGAGACCCTAGTGCTGGTTGTGTAGTGACTGTAGTGCTAGTTGCAATCTCAACTTCTCCTAATTGAGAAGCCCAGATTTCATAGTCAGTAGAATCAGTTTCTACCACGAGTGCATATTCAGTATCATTTTCTAGATATACAGGATAGTCAAACTTGAAGTTTGTTGGAGTAGTTGATTCTGTAACACCAGCAACATCTGTTGCAATACCCATTCTTACTGCTGGCGAATCAATTGTAATAAATGACTCAATCAATGCACCTGCATTTCCAGTTCCAACACCAGCAATGACCACTGCTGGTGGTTCTGTATATTCAGATCCAGATAGTACAATTTGAGTATCATATACTTTTCCTCCAGATACTCTTACAGTAGCAGTAGAGTTACCACCACCTGGAAGTTGAGGACTTTCAATGGTTACAATTGCGGATGTATAATTGGAACCAGTGTTCTTGATACGAAGATCTGTAACTCTGCCAGAATCTTTAGTAATTCTCAAAGACTTAGTAGTATTTGAAAGATTGTTATCTTGAATAATTGATGGAATTGAAAGGATTTCATCCTGCTGGAATGGAGTTCCATTATTATTACTGAGAACTAATGTATAAACTTGATCATTAGTTAAAGTAAACAATCCAGTTGTAGATGGAATTACTTCAATATTGTTCTTATCAAAGATCTTAGAAATTGGACCAGTTGCATTTGAAGTTGATCCAGTTACCAATTCTTCTTTTACGACTGTCAGTGTATCACTAGCAACAACTCTTAGATATGTGCTTGGCGTGAGAACAGTTTGGGTTCCAGGAACAATATTCTTTCCTGGTTTTCCATTTTGAACATCAGTTAGATAAACTCTTAGTGGAATATTTTCACTCTTAGAACTAAAGAATAAATCTACGCCAGTTGTAAATAGACCACCTTCATATCCTTCAACCTTAAATGTTTGTGCAAGTGGATTTGGTTTGATAGGATTATCAGTATTGCTATCAGTAATTTGAGTTCCTTCATTTGCTTTAAAGAAAGAAGGAGACGTTGAAACAATAGAAGAAGGATTCTCTGGAAGAAGTCCAGTTGCATAGAATTTAACTTCAGCGTATGTATCAACAGAATCTTTTTCAGCATCTGATGCACTAGAAGTAAATCTAATAGTTTTTGCACCAGTGGTGAATCTAATTTCGTCAGCATCGTCATCATAAATGACAGTATCTACATCACCTGTCCAAACAGCATTTTCTCTTGGTGGTTTACCTGCTGGAACTAAGATAATACCACTTGCATTTCCATTTTCATCTGTTTTAATTTCGCCATTAAATGCAGATAAGGAATTACCAGCAATTCCAGTATATCTAAAGTCGGGATTTACCCAACGTCCAATATCTCTGCCTTCCATAAAGACAAAGATTCTAGTATTTGGTTTAAGTCTATTAATCTTATACTGAACAGGAATGCTTCTTGCAAAGAAAGATAGTGATGTGGAAACTACATTAGATCCTACACCTCTGGTTGAAATTCCTTTTCCGATCTCATTATTTTCTGGACTAATATTGGAAGAACTTGCAACAGATGCATTCGCAACAGACTCTGAGGAAACTGTGCTATTAACACTAGCAAAAGAACCTAAGTTAAAGAAGGATCTATTAGCACCTAACCAATTAACTTTATACGAATTATAAAGACTAGAGAACGCATCTTTTAATTCGGTTTTCGCTAGGAAAATAGAATAAAGATTTGTGTTGTTGTCATTGACCAGTGGTTCTGTTTGAGTATCATACCAAGAGTCTACACTAGGACTTACGAATGAGTCGCCAACATATTGAAGAACAACAAATGGATTTGGATTAATCTTCTTCGTAGCAAAAGAATTTCCTAATAGTTCTAATTCAGTATATGGTAGAGTAATTCTGTCACCAGTTTTTTGATATCCAGATACTGATCGTTGATCTTCTCTAGTATTAACCTCAATTAGTCCAAATGAATCTTCTTTTGACTGAGGTCTCATGACAGACTGTTGAGTGTCAATAGAACACTTATAGTCAATAGATTGTAGAGAACCAATCTTATGAGTCTCAAAATTGTCTACAATGAAACCACTCTTATATCTGTTTACACCTGAAGAATCAACAATCTGCATATTGAGAGCTTGTTGCTCAAGAACACTCAATAGAGTATAATATTCTAGACGCTCAATGCGCTTCTCTAGTTTTCCAATATCGCGCATGGTATAGCGACGATTGTCAACAGAAGTAATTCTTACATCTTTGCTGCTTTCTGTAAATGCAGGAATGTAAGCATAGTACAGAGGAATAGCATCACTGATTGGATCAGGTTTTGTTGGATTTAACGATGAGTTTCCTTCTTTGATGATAAACTGACCTTTCTTGTTAAGGAATATACCATCAATTCTGTCAAGATATTGAGTTTGTGTAAATGAGAATGTATATTCAAGATTTGAATCTGGAGCAGGAGTGCTACTAACAGCACCTCCAGAACCAGTAAATGATCTAGTAGATGATCCAGACAACAATGAGAGATCCTGGAAACCAGAAATAATAGAGTTACTATCTACTTTTGGTCTAAAGTCAATAACATCTTTCAAAGAAACTTTACCAAGAACAGGAGAGTTGAATGAAGGAATTTCTTCTGGTCCAACACCTGCTTCGTGAAGGTATGAATCAACCGTGCAGAAATCGCCTTGAGTGTGCTCAAAGTAATCAAATGCAACAACTAACTGTCCGCTTGGAGCATCAAAACCAGGCTTCAGTACAAGTCTAGAAACGTCATAAACTGTATCTCTTTGACCATCATCAAATGTAAATCTTGATGTAATATCAGTTCCGCTGACAAGTACACCATTTCTATCAACTACTGGTGGTTCTGAAGATGAACCTTCGTAGACATACCTAAGACTAAATGCATCTGCATAACTTGAAACTGTTAGACTTTCGCTATCGTAATCTTTTCCACGGAAAGGAACAACACGATCACCTGCAGAATCAACAACAATACGCTTATTCATTACTACAGTCTTGAGTCTTGGTTTCGCCTTGGAAACTTCAAGAGTTGCAGTTAGTTTTAGTTTGGGATATGAACCACCACTTGGAATAGTTCCAAAATATGTTTCTGGTAATTCTAATGTAACACTGCCAGATGTAAGACCGCTAGCAGAATCTGTTGAAGCTTTAATCTTTACTTGATTTTCAGTGACATAGATGATATCACCTCTAGCAATGTTTGGAGCATCACCTGGATCTAAAATCGTAATTAAGAAATTACTTTCACTAAAAGAAACAAATCTCTGAGTTCCAAACGGTAAGTTTGCTGCAAAAGTAATTAAGTTGTTACTACCACCATTTCCAGTAGTAACAAATTCTCTACGTAAGAAGTATGAAATCTTAGAATCTTCGCTATCTGCAACAATAGAACTTACTTGTGTAGTTCCTGTCTTGTAAAGTAAAGTTCCTTGGTTGAAATTGCCAATATTTGGACGAACTCTTACTAGACTGCTATTACTTACAGTTTCGGGTAGAGATCTGTCCATGTAAACTCTGGACTTTAACACACCTTCTGGTTCTGTTGCATATTGAACAACAGCACGAACTACTCTATCAGTAGTATCAGTAAACTGGATTAAATCCCCTTGCTGCAAGAACTTTGCTGCATCTCCGCCAAATCCATTACAATCAAGATACTTTCTGCCTTGTTCTCCACTAAATGTAAAGTTAGTTACCGAAACAACTTCTGCATACTCTTCGTTGTTGATTTCAACATCGGAAGTAAAAGTATTTGCTCCTCCAGAACCATATAGTGAATAGAAAGACTTGACATTTTGAGGAGTATATGTTGTTACTGCATTTCTTACAATTACAGGAGTTACAACAGCAGCAGTTACATTTCCACCACCAGTTCCTTGAATTACATTTACAATAGGTGGTTTTGAATATTCTGCGTTGAACAGTTCTCTATTTACAATAGAAACTGCAACTAAAGATGAACTCTGAAGTTCTAGTAGAATTTTAGATGAGTCATAGTCAACACCATCAATTCTAATTTTAGATCCTTGAACATAACCATTTCCTCTATTGTTAACAATAAAATGGGAGATGGTATTATCTTTTGCAATTCGGATGGAATTGTTATCTTCATCTCTGATTACTTCGCCTGATGCAAAATTACCAGAAAGAGTCTTCACCATCAATGTTCTTCTTGTGGTATAATAACCATCAGGAGTTCCTTCTACGACTCCATAAGCACCACTTTCTAAACCGAAAACATATTTGCCAGGAACAAAACTACCCTGAATTGTAATTGGTTCGTCTAATTGAATTTTGGTAAAGAACTGAGGATCAAAATATGAAAGACCAAATGTGGAATTATATACAGCATCTCCATTTGCCTGTCTTCCTTTTGATACCACTACATCAGTATCGGGATTAAATCCATTACCTTTTTTAATTAGTGTAAAGTTACTTGGTTTTGAAGTTCCAATAACAGGAGTAATTGTTTCGTTATAATCAACAATTCTTCCGAAAGGAGTTGCACCAGAGGTAACTGCATCATTTTTTGTTAGATACAATTCTCTGTACTTAGATCCAGATCCAGTATCATACTCTAGGAAATAAGTATCTAGATAATCTTTTCTTCCAATTAGTGTAAGTTCTAGATAAGTTTTTGAAGATGAACTATTAACTTCTAATCTTTGAACTTTTGAATATGCGATGGAAGTTACTGATGCAGCAACTGATGGTTCTCCAGCATCTGTTCTGGTTTGAATAAACCAGAGTGTTCCAATTTCCGACTGGAAATTTGCATCCGTTAGAGTTGAGTAAGTATTTGCATATGCACTATCTACATCAATGTAAATAGTTTTAATGCCAGTGTCAGTATCAAAGTACTGCCCTCTACGACTCAGAGTTTGTTTTGGATCTAAATCTGTCTCTGTGTCATTGAGACCAATTGAACCATCATTAAAGACTGAAGATAAGAATATGTTAGGATATGCAGTAAGATCTGCTCCTTCAGCATTGAGAGGAACTGATCCATATGTATTTGTAATCTTGTAAGTTGGAAGACCTCTTGTTTTCAGTCTGATGTCTTCTCTGTCAAGAGTTTCTCTTGCTTTATTTACAGGAATGTATTTGGTTTCTTTATTGACAATTTCAAAACCTTTTACATATGCCTTTCCTGGTCCAATGGTAGCAAGTAATTTTTCACTTGCATCTGATTGACTCAATCCATTAACAGTACCATCGGAACCTAGAGGAAATACTCCTAAGTTGCCATCTTTTTGGTAATACTCTCTGAAGTCTAATGAAAAATTGTCTACGACATAATCACCAGATTCATCATAAGTTCTTCTTGCCAGAGTTTGCTCTAGTAAATTATAGTCTGTTTGTACTACTTGCTTTTGGGCAACGCCTCGTGATACAGAAAGTAGTTGAATGAAGTTCTTATCAGTGACTTCATCTAAAGTATACTTTACGAGATTTAAATTAATTTGTAATCTATGTGCTCCAGGAGCAGTATAGTTAGAAGACCCGATTGCATTATCATATAGAGATGCATCTTCTTCTGGAGTTAAAACCGATTCACTAATCTTAAATCCAACCTTCGCTGAAGGTTTGTCATAATATTTGTCAATAACTAACAGTTGAGAACTATTCTTTACAAAATATCCGTTGACAAAATAAATTCCTTCTTCTACTTGTACAGCAGAAGCATATCCCATTGCGGGACTCTCTAGACTAGATACCGATCCTGTATCAGGATCTGTTACCGAAATACTAGTAGGGAGAACACTACCGTCTGTACCTACAACTAATAGGGGTGTATTGACGCCATCTACAACTTCTAAAGTTTCGCCTTGTCTAAAAGTTTCTTCGTTACCAGCATCACCACTATTGCTGTAATTTACATAAACAACATCAGCAGAAGTTTCTGTTGCGACTTCTGCTTCTACTACGGTTGCGATAACACCAGATGTCAGTCCTCTAAGTCTCTGTGACTTGAGTTGCTCTACATCATACTTTTTATATACAATCTGTCCATCCTGATTGACAGGAATCTCAGATACAGATGACAATTTTACAAAATTAAGTTTGGTATTTAAACCCACCTCACCAGGAATGACAAGTTCGCCTTGCTTGAAAGCGTACTTGCCAAACTGTTCAATCTGATTCTGTAAAATAGATTGTAATTGAGTTAACTCCCTTGCCTGAATAGAGTACCCAGGACGGAAAAGAACTTTATAGAAATTTTTGTCCTGGTCAAAATCGTCGTAGAATGGTGCTACGTTCAGGTTAGTCTTTTGGGGCATCTCGCACGATCTCTAAATCAACTGATCAGAATTCAATTACTAGTTTAATGTCCTCAATTTGGTCAGGAGCTCTAGTAATCTGTCTTCTATTCTCTATGTATACGATTTCTCCAGAGTTTGGTTCTAGTTCTGGGGAAGCAAGTCCACCAGTAAAGGAGATATCGGAAAGAATTGCGTTTTGTGCAGTATCAACAGATCCTGATGCAGTAGAAGTTGCTCCAACAACTGCATTAGCAGCATCAGATTCAAACGCCCAGACCTTACCAGTTTCTTTATGTAGTTCTGGAGATTGGAAGTACTTCAGAATGCCATTTGTAGAATCCCAAGAAACTACAGTTCCGTAAGCAGTGTTAGCACCACCATTAACAGATTGCGAAATTACTTCATCTGCAATATAATCAGCAGTAGCACCATTTACTTTGAGTACTCTGGTTCCACGTAAGGTACTTGCTGAAGCAAAGTTTGTGGTTCCGTAATCATATGGATCTTGAATAATACCAATACGACGGAAGTCATTATCAACAGGGAAATCACCTGAACCTTCGTCATAAGTTAGACGAATGTTTGTCATGATTCTCTTGGAGAACAACTCATCTTCTGCATTAGATCCATGACCACCTTCTGGTCCAATTACTAGTTCTAATGCTGCTGTTCCAGCAAAAGCACCTGCTGCTGCTGTTAGAGCAGAATCTGTAAAGACCTTACCAGTTTCTAGAATAGCACTTGCATAAGTGTATCCAGAACCAACTGCTTCCATTTCTGCAGATGTAATAGATCCAGAACCATCTGTCATAAACTTGACAACTGCTCCTGTACCATCGCCATAAGCTGGAGTGTATAAGGTTGTGCTAGGAGGTAAATTGCTTCCTGCATCCTTTGTTACTACTACATCAATAGCACCATCAACAGCAGCACCCTCTACAGCGACTCTAGACGCTTCTCCTGCCTCTGCAATAGGCATAAAGTCTGTTGATAGGAAAGATAGTACATCGCCTGTTGTGAGGGTGTACATGTGCTTCCAGATGTATCCTGCAGTTCCTGCAGGTTCTGTAAATGTTCCGCCTACGAAAGTTCCTTGACCTGCAGTTGGTTGTGAAGTAGGTTCGTAAGTAGCATTCTGCCCCGTTGGAGCTGCTGGACTTTGACCATTATACAAACACTTGAATACTTCATATCTGGAGTTCATTACGTAGAACTTAGATCCAGACAAAGAAACAGAACCTAGTGCAGTTTGTACGCCAATAGCACCACCGCCACCTGGAGTTGGGGAGTAGTTTGAACGATACATGTCAAACTTAGGATTCAGTGTAAGGTTCCAATTGTAACGAGGAACTACAAGACGAGCAAAAGGCGAAGTGATTCTCTTGGCAGCGATTAACTCTTCGTAAATTGCTTGTTTCTCGGATTTGTTGTCTAGTGGTGCTGGAGGAGCATCTTCAGTTCCGTATCTATAAACACCCGACTTAGCAGATGCACTTGAAGTGCCACCAGTAAGTGTTGTACCAAACGCTGGTGTTGTAGTGGGGGTTGGTAGAATGGTGTTTAGAAGAAGACTGTTAGGGTAAACGGCAGCAACAACGCCACTCCATCCACCTCCACTAACAGTTTCTCCTACTTGGAACGTTCCACTTACATTGAAGATTTCAATGTATGCATCCCATCTGGAAGATCTGCCAACAAAGAAGTACATTCTTGTACGACTTGCATCAGCATCATTAGAACCTTCGCTTAGGGATTCTAGAAACTGTTTCGCGTTAAAAATTCTAAACTTTTCTGAAATAATAGCTGCCATAGCACTAGTGCCTGTGTAATAAGACTGAATCCGAGTTATTTATATTTATTTATAGGACGTTTCTTAAGTACTCCCCGATGAGGTGCTCCTCAATAGGTGTACCATTGACACCTCTTGTGCAATCTAAGAAACGATCAGTGAGTTTACTAGTGTAAGAAATTTGTTCTCTTCCTAGTAAAATGGTTCCAGAAGCAGGGAACCTAGATGTATCACCATTTACATATACAACTGCTCCAGTTGCAAGATAACCAGCATCTCCTTCTGCAGGAACATCTGAAACATCAAGTCTCTGCATATAATAATTAATTGTTGGATATCCTAACATGAATGGTGTAGTAGCATTTTCACCATCGGAAGTAATTTGATAAGGTCTCAAACTTTCAACCGTCACTTTAGAAACAGGAGTTCCACTAGAAGCTACTAAGTTACCAGTATCTATAAAGATAGAATTCTCCCAATGATCTAGATTATTAAATATTGTTAGATCTTCAAGAGATGAATTTCTTGAGAAACCAACTTGGTATGCTTTAATACTCTCAACATGTGTATTCAACGTTGGTTGTGAATCAATAACACTTCCAAATTCATACATCAACGTAAATGCAGAACTTGGTTGACTTACGGGAGAAGAAGCAAATCCTTCAGATTGTTTTCCAAATCTTACAATTTCTTGCTTGGAACTTAGTTTTGCAGAAAAATTAAGTCTTTGTTGCATGAACAGTGACAAGGTATATTCACCTTTACTTGCTGATGCGTTAAATGTAACAAGATATTCAAGTGATCTAATTCTAAAGTTGGAATTGGATACATCAATTGCAACTGGTGAAGATTGTTGAATTTGTGATCCAATAACAAGACTATGGAATGTGTCAATTTTTCTTCCACCCTTTTTAATAATGTCATACTGTCTTGCAGTAACGACCTTAGGTGCTTCAGTATATCCAGAACCAGGATTTGTAATTACAATATCAATAATCTGTCCCCTTGACACAACTACTTCTGCTCTAGCACCACCACCTTGTTGATTTCTAGAAATGAAGTGTAAAATTGGAGGAGAATCATAACCATAAGCAGTTGTTGGTTGGATAATTCCAGTATCATATTGCAACTGTAAATCTTTTCTATTCCAAGATACTGATGTTACACTGCCGTTAGAAATTTCGCATGATACACTGAGACCTACGCCATCGGTATCTCCATCATAATTGGTAGTAGTGACAGAACCAAAGAAACTATTTGATACATCTTCACCAGGATTATAGTTTTTTGGATTTACATATTGTGGTAGTTTATTGATAGTTCTGAAAGATTTTTCACCGTCAATCTTAATGATATCTCCAGCGTTTAAGTTTGCAAATAACCTCTTTCTTTCGTAGAATGATTCATCTGCTCTTTCACTACCATATAACCAATCAGCAGAATTTCTCTGCATTCTATATTCATTGATGTCATTTCTCTTAATTGCAATATTATTTGCAGTTCCAGTTAATTCATATTCATCTGAAAAATCAGAGTTTCCTGCAAAGAAGATATTACTAGAATCCATATCTGGATTAGTTCCTGCAAGAGTAATAATTAAAGATTGTGAAGTGCTGGTATAAGTTTTTAAGTTTCCAATGAACTTTTTAACACCACCAATTTTTTGATATGCAACTCTGAACTTATCATAAGAATTATTATACCAAGACTTCCACGCTAAGAAGTTATTAGCAGATCCAGCATCGCATGTTAAAGTAAGTTCATTATAATAAGTGTTTCTCTGGAAATCAAATAGAGTAATAGATTGCTCAACATCTCTTCCATATAAAACTACAATCTCAATATTGTTATCTGGGAATATTTTTCTAGTAAATGTAATTGTAGATCCATTAATCATATAGGAATCTTTTTCTCTTTGTAATGTCCCGTCAATAAAGACTAATGCAAATCGGGAATCGTCAATTGATTTTACCTTATCAGTTTCGGTGTCAATGATCAAGAATGGACCTGCAGAACCATCAAGAATGCCAGACTTATCAATTTCACAACGTAAATAATTACCTACACTATGAGCAAAGAACTTCTCTACTGCGAGAGGTTCTTGTACGGTCTTAGTATTTTCATTTTGACCCCAGATTGGCGGAGTAGAGAATATAACTTTGTTAGGAATTGTAGTTCTATCAATAGTATATGCGGTTTCATGCTGCAGAACCCCGCTTAATGCAATGAATAGATTTTCATTGTTATCTGTGCTTACTGGAGTTCCGTCTTCATAATATAAGTCAAATACAGTATTCTCCCCATCAATATAGTCTGGATTTGATACAACCGCAGTTCCTTTACCTGTAACTAAAGTTGTACGAATATTTTCGTATAGAGAATCTAGAGAAGAAGCAACATCTTCACATTCTTTCAATACTCCATTTACTAGTTGGGGATCTGGTAGAATATTAATATTTGAATATGTTCTAAGTGTAGTCCAATTTCCAATAGAGTTTTCATTAGCAGGGATAACTTCAATTCTATCTGGACCACCTTCTAGAGTATCTTCCACAATCTGAGCAAATGTAGTAATTGCACTCTTAACTTCTGCACACAATGGAGTTGAAGTGTCTACACGAACTAATGGATCGGTGTAAGGAGCAATAATGGTTGATCCAGAAATTTGATTCAGCATTGCATCAATCATCAAGTCTCTTGCTTGATTATATGCATAAATTGTTTCTCTCAATTCTGATTTGACGTGATTTAGATCTCCTTTGTAGAAATATGCATTTGCAAAATCAATTACTTCTTTATTGCCACCATAACGAAGACAATGAACAACTGCATCAACAAAAATACCTGTATCACGGAAACAGAAGTCTTCTGCTTCAACCCATTCTTTAATTCCAGTATTTACCGAAATTGATGGTTTTTGATTATTAGTAATAGCATTGATTAGAATGTCAAACAGAGTAGTTATTGAAGAATTGACATCATTGCACTCTGGTACTAGAATGATATTTGAATCTTTAATTGCGCCTCTATTATTAATGGCTTCAATGCACAACTCGCGTGCATATTCAAATGCAAATACGGACTCTGATCTTTCTCCTTCAAGTGCATCATGAGCATCAAAATATCTATTAGTTGAAGAAATAGTTGCAGAGTTACCTCCACGACCAATATCTTCTGCAACTGATGCAATAATAATCTTCAAATCTCTCGCACAAGAATCTGTAGCATATTCTGCTCCAAACTGCGACTCTAGTTCTGCAATTACTTGGTTAGTTATAGACTGCAGATTTTCGTAAATCAATCTACGAGAATCTTTAAATCTAAATGCATTTTCTGGAACTCTTGGGTATGTGAAGTTTGGATACTTATTGTAAATTCTATGAGATGCTTCTCTCTGAATATTGACCTTATTTGCTGCAATCAATGTAGATGCATCAAAGAAAGTTCCAGTATTTAAACCACTCCAAATGAAAGTCATTTGGGCATTATCGGAAGGTAGAGCTCCAGTTGCTGGAGCAATACTAAAAGTATTAACTGGTGTAATTTGTAAAAATACTCCAGGAGCAATTTCTACAACATTAGAACCAGATACGGTATCTTGATTGATTACAGTATTAGATAATAGTGTATTAGTAGATGCATTTGTAACATTAAGAGCATTTGTAGTAACTCTAATATTTCTACTATCAAGAATTTCAGCAACTCTTGTTCCTTCAGCAAATGCCTTACCAGCACTAACTTTCATACCAATTGTAATATTATCAGTATTACTAGTTTCAACAATATCTGTACCTGGGGTCCAAGATACTTGACGATCAGTATAGTCCCAGTTACGCATTGCTAGTTTACAAAGACGAACTGCAAAAGCAAAAGCATCAATAGTAGCTTCTATTTCCCCATCAATATAATCTAATGTTCCTGCTCTAAAATATGATTCGGCAGCTTTAATAGTTTTTTCATTTCCACCAAATCTTAAGTCATGTTCTAATGCGTCTATAATTAGACCAATATCGCGATAACACTTAGTATCTAAAGTTCCCCAAGCAAAAGTCGTATACTTTGATTTGATGTATCCTAAAGTTTCGGATTGAATGAATGCTCGGTTTCTGCCAAGTTGATTAGCAGCATCAATCCATGTTCCACTTCTTTGGAAAATGTTTCTAATTTTTTTGAGATATTTTTGATTAAGACTATCGGTTTTAAATTGGAACCATCTTCCATAAAACTTTACACCTGGAGCAACTTGTCCATCTTTAATTGAAGGACCTAGTGGTGGTTGTGCAAAAACAATCTTATCTCCCGATACAGTATATGCAATTCCAGGTTCTTGAATAATTCCATCAAGAGTGATAGTTAAAGCTTGCTCGTTATATGGAGATACTGTGTTTCCATTTTTATCTATGAGATTAAACGTAGTAGTTCCTTCAAGATTACCTCTGTCCGTAAACGCTCCATCAAAAGATGCATTTAAGAATACTTCTTTTGCTTTGACTTCACTAGTATTAAATGTATCAATACTTACAGATCCAACACCCTTCTCAATAACTGTATCTTTTACAAGAGCAATGCTTTGGGTTATCTTTTTCTTGGTGCTAATTACTGTAACTTTATTTACATCTGGATTCCATAACTGAACAATACTAGTAGTTTTTGTTGAAGTATTTGGACTCATCTCTACTTTAGAAGATGATTCAACCAAAACCTCACCAAATAATTGGAATCCTGCAGGGTGTGATGTTGTTTTAATTAAAGATCTCCATGTATCAATGGAAGTTCTTGATTTTACAAGGTATGAATAATCTTGGTAATAATATGAATCTGTAATTCTTTGGTTAGAATCACTTACTTTACCTAGATCTGATTTATAATATCCTTGGTTGTCATAATAAGATTTGATATCTGCAGAGAAGCTAGTATAATCTAATGATTCTAGTTTTGCTGTTTTATTTCTAGCAAGACCAGTAATTGTATTTCCTGTTCTAAAAATACCTTTTACTCTATCAACAATTAAAATATTGGATCCATTTCGCCAAGAAGTTACTCTTGCACGTGCAACCTCAACCGAACCAAATCTCTGAACAATTGTTTCTCCAACTCTAAACGAATCTGCGTCAAAGTCAGAAACTAACAAAATATAATTTGATCTAAACGTAGATGATAGTGTACTATCATTGTGATATGAACCACCATTATTGATTATACGTACACTAGTTGGTACTCCAATATCTTCACTATTCAAATAACAATCCAAGTCAGATTCTAGAATAGTAATTTCTGGGGCAGTGGTGTAGTTAGATCCAGAATCATTGATTACAATACCAGTAATTTTTCCATTATCTGAAATTGGAGTTAATTTAGCATTACCTTCGCATGTGATAACTGGTTTTGAATAATGCTTTCCTTGATTAGTCAGACTTACGCTAACAACTCTTCCAGACTCAATGACTGCTTCTGCAACTGCTGCATATGATTCAGTTGGATTGATACCAGTAACAAGTGGGAGTTTTCTATAATCTCTACCAATATTAACCACTTTGATACTGTTAATTTCTCCAATTGAGAAAATAGACTTAGAAATATAAGTCATTACACCACTACCATCATGTGGAGCAGCTGATCCAGTGCTATACAAAATTTTATCACTAGTTACATATAGTGCTGTTTTAGTTCCTTGTAGAGGATCTGACACTACATTTACAAAAGAACTTTCCGAGTTGATATTACCATTCCTATCAAAGTAAAAATATTTTGTGAATGGAATACTTTCTTTTGTTGTATATTGATTTGAAGAAATGCTAGGTCCAAAACCGATTTTTAAACTAACAGTGTTAGCAGTAGAAGTTTTCTCGGTAGTTAATACATTTAAATTGATGCTTGGAGAGAAATCAAAATTAACACCACTCATAGATGAGTGCGAAACATCAAATGTATATTTGTAGCACTTCTTGATATCCAATACTTGATTTTTTACAAAAGTTGTATTGTCCGAAGAGAACTCAAAGTATACGTCAGGATCATTTACACTATCAACTTCTACCAGTCTTTGATCAGAACTTTGATCAAAAAATACTGTACTTAGTTCTACTTTATTAATTTGACTTAGATTACGATTATACTCATAGACAAAAACTGCTTTTTGAGTAGATGGATCGTATGATAAAATGCTTGGATCATTAACACTAGATCCAATTTGATATCCTATATTGAGATTGTATCCAGGATCGTAGATAGTTACTGTAGCACCATCAAAATGATCAGTTGCAATAGTTCCTTTCTGTGCTCTCTCTACAGTAAGATTATTATCTGTTCTGTTAATGACTTTAACAATTTCATCATTTACTTGTAAAAAGTCGTTGGTTGTAATACCGATAGAACTATCAACGGTAAGAACAGGATTTTGAATTGAGAATCCAACATGATCAACACTTACTTGTAAAGTTGGAGTATCATTATTAGTTTTATTAAGAGCAGAATTGCCAACAGTCAACAAATCAAACTTTTTATATCCAGAACCTTTGTTGGTAATAGTAACACTGTTGACTGTGCCAGATGGAGATACAACAATTGTTGCTTCTGCTCCAGTTCCAGACCCACCAGAAAGAGCAATGCCTTGATATGTATTTGGAGTGTAATCATTACCACCATTTAGAATTGCAATTCTACCAACTCCAGTATCGCTGAGAACCCTTGATACGACTGGACTCTTGAAGAAGACTTCTTGATAAATTCTAGTTCTTACATAGTAAGTAGTTGTAGTAGTAGAATCATCGGGATTGATATCAATATCAATTTTTTCATTAACTGCAACACCATGAGCATCTGCTGTTGATAATAGTGCTACATTATCATTAACTGTGAAAATATCTAATCCAGAACTTAATGACAGAACTGCCGCAATTTTTGAACCTGTTGTGTTGATAAGATCGGAACTTCTGATAATAAGATCATCAGACGCAACAAAAGTTCCCGAAGTTACCTTGACTTTTACAGTATTTTGGTCTATAGTAGTCTCTAGTACTTCTCCTGTTGCTACAGGAAGATTGATACCATCACTTAATGATAGTACTGCTCCCTTGGTATAAGAAGAATTCTGACTTAAAATAAGAGATACAACTGTAGTATTTGATGATAGTTTATCTGTACTACTAAATGTTCCAGAAACATTTCTCAATGCCAATCGTGTTCCCGAAAATACGTTTCCTACAATCTGACCAGTTGCACCTGTATTTGATTGAGTAATTGTATCACCATCAAATAAGTATGCTGTTGAAATTAATTCAATAAACAGTGCTTTAGTGTCTTGAGACTCAATTGAGACCACTTGTCTTCCTTTGACTGAATCTACTTCAGCACTAACACCAAAACCTTCAGTTTGACTATTGTTAATCTTTAACTTTGATCCAACCGAAAAATTTGGAACACTTCTTAAGATAGATGCTGATGATACGCTACCTCTCTTAGCATCATTGATCTTTGCAATAGCAAGATCGCCATTATTTTCAATATCGGAAGTTCTAAGTCTCTTAGACCTTAGAGGAATATCTTCTTGGGATATTGGAGAATTATAGTTAGAATCAACTGGTAACGAGTAGTAATTTAATCCTAGAATATATGGAAACTCAGGAGAGTTGAACGCATCAACTGTCATAAAGTATGCATAAGTTCCATTTGGAAACTCTGGGGTTACACAATACCTACCATTATTTTGATCTAGAGATCCAGATCCATCAATGTAAGTATAGTCATCAATAAAAGTACCAATTGGATATGTAACAACTGGGGGACCAAAGTCTCTAGTTGTATTTCTAAAATAACTAGTAGTCATACGGACTACAGAACTTTGAGGATTTACAGCGTCCGCATAACCAAAAGGACCATAAATGGGATTGCCATCATAAGCAAATCCCAAAATAGGAGAGTGAGTAGATCCATTGTCATTTGCCCTCAATGTAGATGGTGATGCATAGTAAGCATATCCATGTCCACGAGAATCTACAAAGTTTTTAAAGAAATATCCATTCTCAGAATCTAAGTTTGCTAGATTCTTATAATAACGATCTTTACGCCATTCTCTAATTTTTGCTGTTGCTGTTGCTCCAGATCCTACAGCAATAATTTGGACAGAAATGTTTTCTTGAGTGTATAAACTACCACCATTAACTTTTACAAATCCCGTAATTTGACCTGCAGAATCAATGGTGGCAGTATAATCTGCAAATCTACCTTTTCCTGCACTATCAGTAATTAAAACTTCTGGTGGGGAAGAGTAATATT